ACGATCGCTGCCGTAAACGATAAAGCCGACATCGTAGATATTGTCAGCGATCGCGTAGTCCTAAAACGCTCAGGACACTCATTTCGTGGCGCTTGCCCATTTCACAACGGGACGAACCCCACCGCCCTCTCGGTAGACCCCAGCAAGAATATGTACTACTGCCATAACTGCGGGGCATCGGGTGGAGTAATAAAGTTCTTGATGGAAGAGGGTCGCCAGTCCTTCTCTGAAGCGGTAATCAATCTAGCTAAGCAATACAACGTCGAGATTAAAACCGAAGAGCCTGAACATGCTCGGCAAATTATTGAGGAGCGATCGCATAGAGAATACCTCTACGACGCGATCGCCAAAGTCACCCGTTACTACCAGCAACAGTTCAGTACAAAAGCCCTTGCATACCTAGAAAAGCGCAAAATTTCCAGAGATACATGTACGAAATTCAAGCTTGGTTACGCGCCTGCGGGGTGGAGTAATCTTGCCGAGCTAAATATCCCTATTCAAACCCTTGAAGAATTGGGACTGGTAATACCGCGCAAAGAAAACGAGGGCTACTACGACCGATTTCGCGATCGCCTAATCATCCCGATCACCGATATTCGTGGTCGCGTGGTTGGATTTTCTGTGCGATCGTTAAGCGGTGAGAACGACGGCGCAAAGTATATCAACTCGCCCGAAACCGAGTTGTTCAAAAAAGGCGAACTACTGTTTGGACTAGACAAAGCTTGTGACGCGATCGCCAAGAACGACGAGGCAGTAATTGTCGAAGGGCATCTTGACGTAATTTCCTTGCACCAAAATGGGATTACCCATGCTGTTGGTTCTATGGGTACAGCGCTAAGCGCCGCTCAAATCAAGCAGATATTACGCCATACCGAATCCAAGCGAATAGTGTCTAACTTTGACTCGGACAAAGCGGGTATTACCGCAACTAAAAAAGCTGTAAGCCAAGTTCTAGACTTAGTTCTAGACGGCACGGTAAATCTGCGAGTACTGACTATTGAGGGCAAGAAAGATGCCGACGAATATCTAACCACTTACGGCTCTGAGGCATACTTATCCCTGCTCCGCGATGCGCCGCTATACCTCGATTGGCTGATCGACCTCGAACTAAAAGGCAAAGATCTCAACGACTCCGCCCAATTTCAGCAAGCTAATCAGGCGATCGCGCAGATACTCGCCCCACTACCAATCGATCCGCGCCGCAGCCACTATACCCATAAGTGCGCCCAAAAACTTGCCCAAGGCAATGCTCGCTTAGCTGTTCGCATCGAGGAGGATTTACATCGACTTGCGCGATCGGTATTCCGATCTGAATCACCACAGGTTGCCGCAAAACCCAATTATACTGCTCTACAACTAGCCGAAATGCAGATACTAAAAGCCTTTGTCCACCATCCCGATTTGCGGGGATATATCCTGCTTCAAGAGATTGAGTTCGCCCATGAAGAGCACTGTGCATTGTGGGAGAGGTTTCTGGACGAATATTTTTCGGATATCCCTTACGCAATGCAGGAAGCGATCGTTGGTGACGTTAAGGAGGTAGTTGACCGTGCGATCGCTAAGATTCAGTATATATACTGCGAGAAGCGGGAGAAATACTGGCTGGAGCTGTATCGGACGGCGCAGGACGAGGATAAACCGTACTTTCAAGCCAAGCTTCGACAGGAAACACTGCGTAAGGCAGGGCTGGTCAAATTGATGGCGATCGCTAGTTAAGATACACAAAAAAGCACCTAGAACTAGGTGCTTTTTTGTGTTTTATTCTTCGGAGATCGCCTCAAATCCTTCAATAACCTCATCTTCGATTGTAAATCCTTTGAAGATCTTTTCTTGGTAGTCCCTCTCTGCTCGCTCCTCAAAGAATCGCCTAAACTCTCGGTTCACGTATTCCTGTTTGGGTACAGACTTCTTCTCTTCTTGCCATTCTTTCGGGACAAGAGTGCCGTGAGACATAAAGAAAGACTCTGTGATTTTCTGGGTTTTCCCAGCACCGATACGCACCAAGAAAACCCCGTCCTTGTAACCCATAATGGTGACAATTTTACTGGGTAGCCGTACTAGCCGACCGATCGCTGGTCGCTTTGTGATCATAGTTTTGTTAATGCCATAGGGTTGATGCCGTCAAGACGTTTGTTGTCGCCGACCTTGACGCTATAGGTTAGCCCTGAGTACGGACTATCCTTAATAGCGGTAATGACTCCGACATGGCGAGATAAACCCGCCATTTCTACGCGATCGCCAATCTCAAAAAATCCAGACTTAACGTTTGTATCCATATTTTTATCCAAAAAATTCTTTAATAGTTGTTTCGATTCGCGCACACTCCTTTAGGTAGTGCGCCTCGTAGTACCAGATCAGGGCTGCTCGCAGTACATCCGCGTGGCAAGCTTTCGGAAAACACCAGCAAATGAGGTTGATATCGTGCTGGGTTGCTTCATAACACAGGCGAGTAAATTCGCTTTCAACTTGAGCGACAGTAACCTGCTTCCACGACATAGCAATTCGGAGATCCGAGGCGATCGCCATACTCTTGGGATCTATATAAATTGCACCCCAGAGAGGTTTTGCGATCGCCTTATTCTTCAGGTCTAGCCAACACTGAATATTGGCATATAACCAGTGTTTGTAGGCAAGGCATACGCGATCGCGATTCGATTCATCTTTCGCCATCTCGTAGGGATTACCCAAAATCGACCCGCGATCGACCCGAAAATCGTAAGGTCCGAACGAGAAAGCGCCTCCTCGCATCGACCTTACGGTGATTTGTTTTAATTCTGTGCTAATATCCAAATGCCTAGCTGTTCTCCACAAATGCTCGGTATCTTGATTTCCGTATAGTTGTCTTTTTGTTGTTTTACCTGTAGCCAGTCCCGCGACTGGCTTTTTATTTGTAAAACAACAACTCTCCAACCCGTTGACGCTTGGTTGCGTCCGAGTTCATGCAGCCCGATCGCGTTAGTTCCGCGATCTTCCAACCAGACCAAATTTCACGACTCAAGGGAGTATCGCTATTACTGACGTAGACGTAAGCGCCTAAATCATGCAGGCGATCAGCTTCTTGGCGGAGGAGAACCTGTTGTTCCTTGCTAAAGCCTTTGGTGGTGTATTTGTTAAAGGAATTCTTTTTGACTTCAATATATGGCGGGTCGAGATAGACGACATCATTCGGCTGTGCATCTTTTAGCGACTCTTCAAAAGGCTGATGCTTGATTGTCGCTTTTTGAAGGAGAACCGAAAGCGCGGTCAAATCATTCTCAGTAGGAAGGTCAATTCGCTTCTGAGAGCCAAAAGGCGTGTTCATTTCACCGTCGCTGTTAACCCTCCATAGGCTATTGAAACCAGCCTGAATTAAGTAAATCATTCTTGCTGCCAGCTCGTAGTCGTAAAAACCTTTAAACTGCTGATTGAAGATCTGCCTTTCGTCATAGTACGATTCGGCGCTGTTAAATACAGGGCGTTTGTATTCAAGCAAGGATCTTAAAAGCCTTAGAGGATCATCTCGAATACATAGCCAAATATTAATGAGTTCAGGATTACTGTCACTGACAAAGATCTTGCGATCGCCTCGAAACCCATCTGCAAAATATAAAAATGCACTACCAGTACCCACAAAGGGATCGTGGAAATCGCCAACATCCTTCTTAAAATCAAGAAACCTTGGTACGGGTTCCTTTGTGAACTTCGCGGGGAAATATCTCGCGATCGCTGGCATTAGCGCCTGCTTTCTTCCGACCCATTTTGCTGGGGACCTTAGCCCTACTGCGGTTTTTGTCATTTTTGATCTGTTTGATAAATTCTTTATCTGAAATTAGTCCGCGATCGTGCTGATCGATTAAATCTGACGTGGTAGAAACCGTACATAAAACCATCGTAAGATACTGGGCGATCGTATATTTTGGGGTTTTATGCCGCTTTAAATGGTCGGATATCTCTTCCCGAACCTTTGTTGTAACTTTTATTGTACTGATCGTGGTTGGCTGTAAAATGCACTCCCTGACTAGGACTGCGACCTCATCGGCGATCGCTGCGGGGACAAAAGCAGGTAGATCCGCTCCTGTCAATCGTGCGATCGCTAGCCTTGTGGCAGAATCGGAATTTGCCATACAGATTTTTCGTTTTTTGGTGTATCCTTATACTATGGATTTGACTCCATATATGGGCATCTTATAAAGATACCATATACAACGTAAAAATGTGTCACTTTTATGGCAACGACAAGAGGAAAATTATGCCTGTATTAACTATGGTGGTAGAACAAAAACAAGGCAAAGGTAGCGCAAAGAAGTCAAAAGACGATCCCAAAACAAGGATTCGAGCAAAGGCATTTTCGCGCTGGTTTGCTCGCTATCGTAAGGATGTGATGGTAATGAGTCAAGCCGAATTTGGTAATTACATGCAGCAGTTCATTATCTATCTACTAAAACTAGAGGGGACAAATTTAACATCTAAAGACAAGGCTTCGGCTCAGGAAAGACTTCGGGGAGAGTTAACTGAGATGGCGCGTGGATTTGAGGTGGAGTTTCGTTATTCAGATTCAAAGATTAACGAGGCTTGGACGAAGTTATTTCTGTTGTTTTGTATGACAGGACGGATTGATTCCAACTACAACCTTTTTGATTATCTAGACACGAATGACGATAGTAAGTTGCCGAAAAATGCGTGGGTAAGAAAGGAGATCCCACTAATACTTGTCAACAAAGCACCTTCCGCTCAAAGCTCACAGAAGGAGGTCAGAGCTTCGGAGTCTAAGACATCTACAAAAAATACACGCATGGAATTATCCGAAACGGCGACAATCTCGGACTTACTGGCGAAGTACGTCCGAGAACAAATGACTGAAAGAGGGATCACTCAAAGTTCGGTCTTGAGAAGCCTCACCGATCAAATGAGTGAAAGTGGCGAATGGTTTGGAGTGATAGAGCTGGAGTTAATTCTTAATAAAATCTCCGAAACTTCTTACATCGGGCAAGTCAGAAGTATTGTCAAGTGTCTTGCCGAGCTTAAAGCTCTTACAAAAGAGGATGGGAGTCCTTATTCAGTGGCAGAGCTATTGGCAACGCCACTGGGGTTTGAGCCAATCAAAGAAGATGGCAGGTTTCTACGTTTAAAGTAACTACATTTTTCTTGATGTCTGTAAAGACGATCATCACTTTTTCGTAGTCAAGTTCATGGAGCTTGGCTACGTTTTTTTGTAGCTTCAATTTGTCTGCAATGATCCTTGCGTAGCCTTCGTACTGGCACGTAATTTTGACAGTGCGATCGCCTGTTGAAACCAATTTAATTTCAGATCCATAAGTAGAGCATAGTTCCAGCAAGAAACTTTCTAGCCCCCTCAATTGCCATGTAATCACCAGATGAAGACCCCTATTTATTATCAAGTAGAGTAATTGTACCTCAAGAACGAGGGAAAACAGGAGTTAGTATTCGCTAATTCCTCTAATAAAAAACAGGCTTCTTGTTTAACTGAAATCCTTCAAGAGATTCCCTCATGAGGATTACTTTCAATGCCATCTTATAGCCCCGACGCTGCGGCACAAGCAGTATCTTCGATTACTTACGGTCAAACCGCGACTACTTTGACCAATACAACGCTGCCGTTGACCGCTCAGACTAGTGTTAATTTTGCGGGTTCCAACAAGCGCAATACGATTGACCACTACCTATCTTTCAACCCTAGCGCGATCGCCCAAGTTTCTGCGTTTACAATTGCCGCAACATCTCCTACCGCAGGCGACACTATTGTTATCACAGCAACCGACGGTTCTGGCTCCCCAAAAACTCGTGTAGTGCAATACACCGTTCAGACTGGAGACAGTATTGCAGATATTATTGAAATTGTGTTAGCGCTGATTAATATCAATCCCTACTTATATGCCAGCACCGCCTCCGTTGCCAGTCCCTACACAATCAATGTTACTTCAGTAATTCCTGGTCAAGCGCACACGATCGCCCTTACCGAAACTGGTACATCCCTAACCATTTCCAGTACGACCGTTCCGACGGCTGCGAGCGGTGTACCCAACTACGGCAAGATCTTTACCACCAATATCAACGCTAGTGTTTCTGGTGATACCGATGCTTACTTCCAAGTCAGCGTGGATTTCCAGTCCTTTGACGGCGCTCAGCCCACAGCCGCAAGCGCTAGCGGCGTTGTCAACCTAGCACCTGCTAAACACGCTAACTCTATCAAGGCTTTACGTGCTGCTCGTGGAGTCTAATCTCGACGATATGGTGTTCTACCGTGCTTGGCTTGTATTGGAGCCAAGCCGAGTAGTTTTGGCGTATCCGTCCTTGGGCGCGATCGCCGTCTCCGAGCAGGAGGTCTTTCGAGATACCTGCTCGGACAAAATGTTTTTCGGTAAGATGCGATCGCAGGAAAGTACGCCAGTAAAAATGCCTGTGGTCGCATTGTCATTTGAGACAGCGAATAGTGCGGAGATTGTGGCGATCGCTTCTGGCTCGGATTACAAAGTCCACAAAAACTATCGCCAGCGTTATTTGTTTCAAGCCAACGTCAATCAAGATGGTACGGGCAGATTAGAACCAACCCAAAGATTGACAGCTAATTATAAGATTGACACAACCGATCAACCCAAAGTCCTTTGCGACAATATTTCACTGCGAATTGCCGACAAGTATACCGACGGGAATGATGTGGCGATCGCTCCCGATGGTACTTTTCAAGTTAATAGGAGCTTTTATGGCAAACGGATCGTCTCTCAAATGGCAGTTGTTTTGGTGGACGATGTTGTTGTTAGCACTAATCAGCCCTTACCCGCCATTGAACTGAACCTTGTAGCTATAAAAGACGAAGTGCCGTACCATGTAGTGATCAGGGATGTTTTGCCCGTGATCGAGGCTTTTGATGCCGACGCGCAGAGCATTACCTTGAGATTAGCCTTCGATAACAACAACTTAGCCGTAAGTGCCCTTAATTTATCCCCAGAAAATTGAATATGAAGATGAATCGTGGGAATTCCTCCGCGAGCCGTCCTTCCATACGCGCTTCGAGTTAATCCCCGTTATTGACGATATGCTGGAATTGATTAAGGGTGTGCCAGTATATCCGCCCGATGCGGTATTGAAGGATGAAATTACGGTACATCAGTTCTTGGTCTATCGATCGCGCAAACATTTAGAGGCGATCGCGCTGATATTCCGTCGAACACAACCAGACTGTCTCCTAAACATCGACAATCTCACCACCAAGTCCCGCCATAACTTTTTCTTCTGCACTGAGCCAGTTAAACCCGTTGGCTATGAGCAGGAAATGCCTGGTCTATCTCAGTTGCAATTACTGATGGGCTTGACATATCCCGCTAAGCAAAGTCGTCAACCCAAACAATCCAAAGACAAACCTTCCGCCCCACTCTCGACAGGCAATTTGGACGCTCGCATTATTGCCGCAGTGCATCTAAACTTTAAAGGCTCTGGGGATACGGTACTTAAAAGTTTTGGCATGGGCATGGTCATGGACATCCTCGAAGAAGCCGCCAACCTCCAGCGAGATCCCAAAGATGCCGAGAAAGATCAAAAATTCCCGACCACTTCTAGGACTGTCGCAGTCGGCAAGATTGATCGGGAATATTGGGAAGGGATTAAAGATGATATTGCGGGAATTTTACGCGATCGGGGTGTTGATTTTCCTGAAGGATTTTAGCTTTCGTAAACTTTCTTGTCTCGAACCCTTGCTTGTGTCCCATAAAATTTTATTCCGCAGACGGAACACCTTTCACCTACTCGAACTTGATTTCTATCGCATCCATAGCAATAAATCTCGGTCTTGCCTCCGTGAGGTCTACGAGATTGTTCTCTGTTGGTTAGTCTTGGCGACTCAATATCTTCAATCATGACTATAGGAATATCTTTAAAAGGCGAAACCCCAGATATACCCAATCTGAGGCTTCAATATTATTTTAGGTATTTACCTATCCGCACCGCCGTTGCCTTGTTTATTTCCAGTCGCTAATGTCTTATCTTAATACCTGACGTATTACCGCTTTACGAAAGAGCCATGATAAGGCCCCTGTGGGATTTGAACCCACGTCTTCAGGTGGAGGTCATTAGCAGTCGATACAAAGGGGTGGGTCTTGAGTTTAAATCTAGAGCAATAGTCTGAATTTAATTTTCAACTTAAAATACTTGGCGTAAAAGATCGGCTTTACCATTTGCCTACCCGCGCAAGTACGCGGGGGAGGACTCGAACCTACAAACAATCTCTTACAGTACTGAATCTAAGCTTGTACTCTCACCCCAATATACACTAGTCTGCAAATAAATAACCAAAAATCTTTTCGGCTGATTTTGCTTCTGTCACGACTTGAGAGTTAGCCTCTTGACGAGCTTGAAGTACGGCAGCGATCAACTTATCAACTCTCTTGGCGAGAACTTTTACGCGATCGCTTGGCAATCCAGAATGATACTCAATAGTAGTCCAAGTACCTTCTGCCTCATCCTTGCTAACTTCTCGGATCTGGGCGGGGTGCTCAGGAGTAGCTTCATAGGCGACGACGAAGTTTGTGATCTTCTTGAATTTTAGACTCTCTTTCGGAGGCGTAACATAAAAGCCCTTAGCAGCGCTATAGCTCCAGTCTTTGTCTACTGGTAGCGCAGGAAGTTTGGAGACGAAGGCTTTGACCTCAGCAAGACGATCTTCCAAGAATAGAAGGTGTGTTATAGGCACGTTCTCAAGAATAACAACGCCGTCAACAACCACGTCGGCTTTTGCCGTCGTGTTAGCCATGTCTTGCGAGTAGGCAAGGTCGTACCACTCAGCAACCGAGGAGACGAAGTTCTCAAGGAGTTCAGGAGCCTTGTAGACGACATTATTTAGCTCAGGAGGGTAAACCTGTCCGTCATCATCTTTGGGTTGATAGGTCTTTGAAAGTCCAGAGAAAAGCTTATCCTTCTGGATTCTGTGATAAAGCTCAGTGATAGCTTTATCCGAATTGCTTTTAACCGTTTTTAATACGGCAATGATTTGATTTAGTCTCATAATTAAGTCTTAGTGATTTCTTCTTTAATACGATCGCCTAGTAAAATTGCAGAAAACTAGGCGATCGCATAACAACCATAACGTAGTTTCATGGTAATATCAAGGCAAATGTTTAGCGATCGCCACGATGCTTACGCCAACATCCGTCACTCAGTCGATAAATCACTTTATCGCCCATATAAAATCTGAGCTGCATCTGAACTCCGATGGCGACTACTACAACGTAATCGCCGATGAGACAGTGGGCTTAGCTTCGATTGGCAGTTTTGGGCGCGATCGCGATCGCCCCAACAGCCCCAACCGAGCATACTTTACTCAGAGGGTGGAAGTGCTAGCGATTAAGGGCTATGCCACGGAGCAGAAATATAAAGACAGCATTCCTGTCGAGTTGATATTCATCCCGCAGGCGATCGCGAAATATAACAAGGTCAAAATCGCTGACCCTAATTTTTATGGGGTCGAGTGGGATGGGCAGGATATAACCCCCGTACCTCGGCAACCACTCAGAACCCAGTATGAGCAATCTCCCGAATGGATAGTAGATATCCCTTTCGGCGTGATTCTCTACTATCAAACAAACTTAAATAGATTTGGAGAATACGTTGACTAACACCATTACTGTGCGCGGCATTGAGTATCCCCTCGTTTCTGGCGATGCCGCGATCGATCCTGCCACCAAGATTATATGGTCGCTTTTAAAAATGTCGTCCGATAAAGCCTACGAGTCGGCGCTAACAACCAGAGATCCCCTAAAAGCCTTTCAGGATTTAATGGTCGAAACGCAATCTAGCGATCGCGGCTCGGCTTTCTTGTTTTTTCTAAACCTAGACCCCGAAATCGAGCCAGACCCCGCCAAGAATCCCCGCATAGCATTGGAGAATAATCTCAGAAAGCTAATCCCTACCTTGCCAGTAAATTTGGGTGCAACTGAACTCATTGAGTTTATCAATGCAGTGCTACCTCAAAATGCGGAAACCGTAGTGGAGGAGCCTCAGCCAGAAAAGAAATCTCGCAAGAAAAAAGGCTTCAGCGAAAAAGTTCCCGAAGTACCAACCTTAGAAGATCTCACTGGGCAGCAAGTAACTCCTGAAGAACTCGCCGCAGTCAAAACTGCCGAAAAATTGATTGCTATTCCCGACGAGAAACTAACCGAACTACGTCCCGATCTTCTCACGATTGACGAGCAAGAACTTCAGAGGGCTTTAGCTGAACAGCAAGCCAATCGACTCACTGTGGTTAGCACTCCCGCACCCCCAGACGCGGATGAGCTGGAGGAATTAATTTGAGCCTAATTAACAACATCCTTTCCAAGTGGTTCGTCCCGCGATCGCAGCACGATAGTATTCAGAAACTTGCACGGACCTATGCTAAGCAGCTAGAAGACTACGAACGAGCAGTAGAAACCAAAAAGCTGTTTGCTAAAAAGATTGATTACCTTGGCAGGCTCTTGCTAGACGAAGGTTTTTCTCCGTCCGACATTGAGACCGACGAGTTCTATACAAAGCTGGAGTCGCAGATAAATTATATCCGTCGAGCTAGGTCTGAGATTGGATATAGGCTGGCAAGAGTTGGCACGAACTTTCTGTATGTCGAAGTGGAGTCCCCTCCATACGTGACCGACACAGAGTACACAAAGATCGAGAAAAGTGCCTATGATCTCCAGAGAGAAAGGCTTCAGTACCGCGAAGCTATTCGGGAGATTGGCGCGATCGCCCTACAGGATGAAGAATTTGAAGATCCTCCAAGCGCAATAACTAAGGAGGAGATTGATCGGATTCTAATAGCGATCGCTGATCTTCGTAGGCAGATTGCAAATCTCAAGGAAGAAAACACAAACCTTAAAGACCGAGGGCAAAACCATATTAAGTCTTTGCAGCTAAGCCAAAAAGAAGTCCAGAGACTTGAAGGCGAGCGCAGCTGTCAACTCCTCCGTCTTGACGAACTATCGCTAAGCCAAAAAGAAGTCCAGAGACTTGAAGGCGAGGTAACGGATCTTCGAGCGCAAGGCGAGGCTCTAAAAGAGGTGGCAAAGGGCTACGCCCATGAACTTACCGACTTAAGGAGAGAAAAGATCGAACTAATTTCTAGGGCTTCGGTAATTGCTAATAAAGTTCGGGACGATATGGATCGCCTTGTAAACAGCCGTCTCCCTTTAACCTAGATTCCGATCTGAATCGCCTAAAACAGGATTGCCAACGCAGTCCTGTTTTGCTTTTTTAGCAAATACTCCTGATTCAGTGGCGATCGCCTGTCAGATGGACATACGCGATCGCTATTGAATATGCCCAAAGAAACAGATCATCCCGAAGTCTACGTGAGACAAGACGGAGCCATTATTGATGCGCTCTATGAAGCTGAGTATAACAACAACTTACTCGCTCAGAACGATCTGGGAATGAACAACACGGGCGATCGGCGTAGATTAAGCTACAAAGCTCTTGAAGAGCTATCTAGAGATTGGCTAGGAAAGAAAATTGTCTCGGTGTTTCCTGATGAGGCAACAAGAAAATGGACTGAGATTAGCTTAGTCAAGGATACCGATCGCAAGATTGCGACAGCCTTTGAGCAGTACGAAGAAAGAATCGAAGCAAAGTACAAATTCAATAAAACTGACTGGCTAGCAAACATTTATGGTGGTGCAGCATTACTGCTAAATATTGACGATGGGCTACCTCCCAATGAGCCAGTCAATACGGCAAAAATTAAAACCATTAAAGGTATCTACGAGCTTGACCCGCAGGATATCCGCCCGTATTTCCCTAACCTTGACGCACCCTCGGATGACCCCGACTTTTATCAGGTCTTTTACTCCCAAGAATCGAAATCCAAGCTAGATAAGTTAGGCTCAAACTACACCTCGTTCAACCTAATTCATAAATCGCGGATTATTAGATTTGACGGTACTCGTCTTCCTCCAAGGTTACTGCGATCGACAGGCGGATGGGGCGACCCGCTAATTGTTTCGGCGCTCAAAGAAATTGCTCGCTACACAAAGGTCTCCGACGCAATGGCGGAGATGATTCAAGATCACACGATTCTTCTCCACAAAATGAAGAATCTTCAGAACCTGATCAAGCAAAATCTTGCCCAAGAAAAAGCTGCTGGTGGAGCTGCCACTACCAATGGAGTGCCAAAAGCTTTAACCATTCTTTCAGAACAGTTCCGCGCTATGAAGATGCAGATGCGGAAGCTAGGGGCGGTGTCGGTAGACTCGGAAGATGACCTCACCTATCTGGTGCGGAACTACCAAGGCTTGTCCGATATGAAGGCGAGCTTTCAAGAAGATCTGGTTGCTGCCGTGGGTATTCCCTACACAATGATCTTTGGGCGCGGTCCAAAGGGACTGGCGGCAGGTGGTACTGGCGAAACCGAAGATCAGGTCTGGTCAAAAACCGTTGCCGCTTACCAAGAGCAGAACTATCGTCACCGCAAGTTGGATATGCTTTACAAGTATATTTGGCTCGCCCAAGATGGTCCCACCAAGGGCAAGATTCCCGATGGATGGTCTTATAATTTTAGACCTCTCTATGTAGAGAGTCGCAAGGATGAAGTAGCCAATCAAACTGCTCATACTAATATGCTTATCGCATTGCAAACTCAGTCGGGCGCTCTTACGAAGGATGAAGTTCGCGCTAGCCTCTACGGTGGAACAGAGTACTCCTACGAGGTCTCCCTAGACAAAGAAGCGTGGGAGAAGCTGAAGCAAGATGAAAAATTAGCCAAGCAACAACAAGAGCTTGCAGCTCTACAGGCGTATGGTGGCGACTACTTTGGTGATCAAGGAGCAGATCAAGGTCAAACAGATACACCTCCCGAAGAAGGTGTTAAACAGGACTCCATCTCGGCAGTAGAAATCGCTTCTCGGTTGTTTAAAGATTTGGACTCTCCCTTTGCTAAGATGTGGGTTGAGGGACGACTCAAGTAAATGGCAAAATTAACACTCGAAGATATTCAGAACTCCCACCTGCTCAGCAACACCTTGATTCGTGTCACTAACATTGTGAATACACAAGAACCAGTTGAGATCGAACAAGGATGGGCGGGTTTGTGGAAGGTACAGGCGATCGCCGACAAGTTCTGCCTGTACGCCGCCGACTCAGAGAAAGATGCTGTCAAAGCCTGCAAAGATTTAGGGTTAAAACTATGAAGCTCGAAGTATTAGAAAAGCTTGGCTACAGGACTGATGTGATCGCACCTAGCGAAATCGACATTCTGTTCGACGACGCGATGCAGTTACTCCGCGATCGCATTGACCAAGAGAACCCCGAATACCTAGAAAGGTTTGACGACGAGATTGCCGATATTGAGGAAAACGATTTACGCGATCGCATCTCCCAATTAGCGCAAGAAAACCTAGCCCCAGAAATTGAAAAATTCACTCAAGTGATTGGGCGAAAGCTAAAGCAGTGGCAAGGCGAGGGACTATCGCTGGAAGAAGTGCGCGATCGCATTGACTCTATCTACAAACTTGATGAGTATAACGACGAGGGTTTTTCTAACGGATTGGCGGAATGGTTGGCGATCGCCACATTATCTGGGCAGGATCAAGCTGGGTTTGCCTGACCCCCTAAACTCTTCTTTCTGAATCCCCCCCTAAGTATAGAGCTTTTAAAATCTGGCATATTATGGCTTTTGAAGGAGCAAAGAATAAGTTTGAGAGCACAGGTCAGCAATCTCCTGTCTCAATTTTTTGTGAGCATTCTCGTAATTCGTGTAGATCTCGTAGCGGTAATGCAGAGCCACAAACCATACTTTTGAATCAGATTCCCCTAATTTACAGTAAATAATCCAGCAAATCCCCCGTTGAAGCATGAATCCGCGATAGGGGCCTTCGGGGATCTTTTCCACTTCGCGAAGAATGAAATTACTCTCTTTAAAACGATTGACGATCGCCTTGATACACTCCGTTTGCTCTTGATTGAACTCCAAGGATAGTTCGGCGATCCCTGCGTCCATTACGGTTTGATTGACGATTTTTAAATCACTTAATTTTGTGTCAACCTCTAGAAGCATGGCTCTGTGTGCATTTGCCATAGCTCGAATCACCTGCATATTATTTTCGATTTGCTCGATGATTCGGTAAGGTCGAAGCAGTTGACTTTTGTAGCGATCGTACCATCGCTGACCCCATTTCCTCCAAGCGATAAGACCAATAATAAATATTGGGGTTGCCAATGGTGAGTAAGCAGCTATCTCCTTTGGGATATCCCATTGAAGAGGTTGCTGCACAGGTTGCCCTTCTGTCGCTTTTTGGTTTTGAGGTAAGATGGCGATCAATGTCTCCATAGGGTTAGCAATATATTGCGCTGTGATCGCTCGTTTTCGATATAACATGAGATTGTGTATGTATTTGCGATTCAATAACTGCTATAAGTACCTCTAGAACAGCCATTAATAACCCCTACTAACTTCTCAGTTTTTGGATTGTAATCGGCGGCGCGATCGTGAGTTTTGTAAGCACTAAGTTCTCATTGTACTCACTACCCTCAACCAGATATAGCCATTGTTTGAAGGTGCGATCGCTGTTTAGGATTGCGTAATTGTCTGCGATTTCAATAACTGGCATAGATTTGACTCCTAAAAAGTTAGCCACCCGACATGGCGGCTTTGAGATTTACACAAGATCGCTCATTGGCTTAAATGCAAGATTTGCAGCGGTAGTATCCATTACGTCGAGCATCACAAGGAAATAATAAATAATGGAGTCTCCTGGCTTACAATATTTCAGCCCGTTACCTGTAGCGATCGCAAAGATATTGATAATGTTTTCGCCAGTAGTTTCTACGTCAAAAACATCTTGAGTTACGGTGTCATACCAGCGTAAACATTCCTGATAGAGCATAGGGGAAATAGAATTTAAAAACGTCTCGATCTCACCCAAATTCGATCCAGTGTAATCCTCAATCTTGACATAGTGTTCGGTATATCCACAAATACGAGACATAGATTTTCTCCTTTAATTTAAAACGTTACACCCGCACTGTTCGGGACTAAAAAGTTTGACGATATAGAGGAACCTCACGCCAATCCACCATGATGTTTGCCTGCCACGTCCCAGCCGCGTCCATCGCTACAGGATTTCTAATTAAAAAGAATTGACCAGGTAGTATCCGAATCGGGCTAGCAGCTCTATTGACGGTGGAGTAAAGATACTCTCGGAAACTTCCTGCTACACCAGCACTAGAAAGAGTGAAGTCAGATGCAAAAGTGGACTCGACAATTATCCCTGTAGTCGTTATTGCTCCAGTAGTAGCTATTCTGATTTCACCACCGTTGACAGCAGAAAACCAAGAGGCGTTGGAGCCTTGAGTATTTATTTTTGGCACAATTTGACCTAAAGCAGCTAGCGATATCCCACCACTAAATGCCGTAATTAGAGTTGCGCCGCCCTTCAAAAGTGATAATCTTCTACCTGCTACTACTGAGGTAGTGAAGTTTACGAGCGTAACAAATTCAATTCTGACACGCTCAATATATGCAATCACGGGAGCTTGTTGACTCAACTGCATCACAAACACAGCAGAGTTTGCAGCTAACGCCGCCGCCATTGTGGTTGTAGAAGATGCAACACAAAAACTGTCGCCAATTTGCTGTGAAACCGTTGACCTATAGGCGCTAATACCACCTTCGATTTCGGTAATGTTTGCTAATGTTGTCCGATCTCTTATAACTGGCATATTAACTCCATTCCAATGATGGTGCTTCGTGCCAATCAATAGAAACAGAGGCTTGCCAAGTTCCAGCCGCGTCCATTGCTGCGGGATTTCTCACAGCAATTAATTGACCAGGGGTAAGTTGGATTGGTTGTACTAAACCGCCGCCATACTCGTAAATCACCTCGCGATAGTTGCCAGCATTCCCAACATGCACCAAGCCAAATTCAGCCAATGGGACAGATTCAAACGTGATACCCGTAACTGTCAGAGCACCTGTACTAGCGATCGATATAATGCCACCATTAGCAGTAGTAAATTGTGAGGTGTTAGAAGTTGCTCTCTTTGGTAAAATACCACCAGCACTCGATAATGTCGTACCGCCGCTTGTACCTGCGCCTGATCCCCTGAATACTGATAATCGCCTACCAGCCGTTACAGGAGTTGTAAAAGCCGCGATTGTTGTGAATTCAATTCGTATCCTTTCAATAAAAGCATTTACGCTTGACGTTGGACTTAATCGCATTGCAAATATTGATGAGCTTGCGCTCAATGCTGCTGCGATCGTACCTGTGGTAGAAGATATAGCAAACCCATTACCTCTTGGTAAGATAACGGTTCTAGCAGCATTAATCCCACCTTCAATATCTACAAATCTAGCGTTATCCGAACTATTCCAGACACCCATTTTCCTATCCTATTAATAAATTTATATTTCGCTGCCCAACAATAAATCCGCCCTGAGTGGAACCTACAAACAACCTCACCGTGCCATTTGTGGTGCAAGAGCCATAAGCAAATATTGGGTCAAACTCCAATTCGTCTTCGGCAACCCCTGACGGCATTACAAGGCTAGGCGTGGCAACTACGCGATCGCCTGCTAATGCGCTAGCAACGGACACACTAAAGAATTGCCCCGTTGATGGGGTTGTAAAGTCAACCGTAGCTACAGCAGTTTTTAGCCCTGTCGGTAGTGCTCCGATCGTTGTGGCGACTAATTTCCACTTAGTTCCATTCCATCGAAAAGCGATCCAGTCTTCAGCGCCGCCACCAGTAGTAGCCAATGGTAACGTGAGGGAACTAGCTGCTTCATAAGCAGTGCCAAAGGCGATAGAACGGCTTGTACTGCTAGTAATTCTTATTTGAAGTAGTTGCCCGTCAGTAGGCGTTCCAGTAGGATTAGCAAAGGTTGTACTTTGCGAGAGGGTGAGAATCCCAATATCGGTAGTATTGGCATTTGGTGTTATTACCGCAGCGTCGATGAGAGAGACGACACGGCTTAAAAAGCTTCTATCAATTTTCCCGTCTGAATCAGTCGCAACAATTTTATCAGCGTCGCTAGATCCTGATGAACTGGCGATCGCTGATAAAAGTTGGATTTTATTTGATAAAAACGAAAGGAATTTAGGAGTCATTTATTAAGCTACTGCGATAGGGGTCGTAGGCTGGAACGCGATCGCGGTAGTAGAACTAGCGTAGCCTAGACCTTGAATCACATCACCCGAAGTTGTTGGGGCTGTAGCAGATTCACCTCCAGCCGTTGCAGACAGATAGTAGTAAGTACCAGTGGTCAAACCTGTTCGACCTGTATTTGTTCCAGCCCTGTAAACAGTTGCGTTAGAAGCGCTTGTTACCGAAGATAATACAAACCCAGTTGCGGCTCTTTCAGGGTTTGCGTCTGCCTTGCGGACATTGGGAGTACCGCCGTTGTCATAAACGTTTACCCAATCACCAGCCGAAAGGTTCTCACTAGCCACAACTGATTGAGTGTCAGCGCCAATCCCCGTAGGCATGAGTGTGCTGTCAAGTTTGCCGTCAGAGCCAGTAGCAATGATCTTATTTGCGTCACCAACACCCGCGCTTGATGCGATCGCTGTAACGAGTTGGATTTTATTGGATAGAAAAGTTAGAAACTTGTTGGTAGCCATTAGCTTATTTGCACTCCTTGCATAATATTAATGTTTACAATTGTTGGCGCTTCAGCATTCCCGACTGGAACAATAAAGCCAGATAAGGGGATGGAAGCAGAAAGTTGACCATTAGAACCGAGATATAGCGGCGATCCTCTTACCCAACTCCAGCTAGAATCTGTTACCAATCCACTTAAGACAGTGATAGGTGCAACACCACTAGAAACAGCCTGAAAGGTTAAGCCTAATACTGTCGCATCGGTAGAACTATCAGCATATACAAGCTGATTTGAGGCGTTTAATTTTACCAATCTAAGAGCGCTAAGCGAAGCACCCGCTAGATATGATTGAGTTACAGCTTGATTCTTGGCGGATGGGTTGATTGCCCAATTGCTGCCACTACCAGAGACAATCACATCACCTTTGTCTCCATCCGAGACCTCTCCATCCGCCCCCTGATCGCCTTTATCCCCCTTATCTCCCTTTTCCCCCTTAACAAGAGTAATTACAGTGGAAGTGATCTCGATTGGGGTATCGGAGATCTTTACGTCTAGGATTATGTCGTAGCCAGTATTTATCGAGCCATTACTAGCTGTTGCTGAAGGGGTGGCGTAAGCGATCGCTAGAACAAATTTCTTAACCCCAAAATTAACGTCATCAAGAAGTAATTCAAGAGGGTAGTAACTAGAACTTAACGCTGCCGACTCATCGGAAGAGATCTCAATCTTGAATACCCTGGGGTCTACGGTAGTGTTAGGCGCAAACGTATTACCAAACAAGGAAACCTTAATTTCTTGCAAGCCTAAGATGTCATAACTGGCATCAAGTCTAATGCCAATCGTATAACTATCGCCCTGCCGAAAACTAAAAGTGTTCGTCGCCATTTGGCTCAATAAAAAAGGATGGGCTTAAACTATCAAACCCATCCAAAGCAAAAAACGAATTACCCGTATTAGCGATCGCCACTCAAACTTCATCAAGTAGCACTGGCGTTAACCCGTGATCTGCATAGGGAGGTTGATACACTGTAGGTTGCCAATTAGGATCGGGTTCTCCCGCGATTACTTCGGCGATCGCTGATTGCAGAATAGTAATCGTTTCAGCGCTTAGTAGTCCACTCCCGATTAAGTTCTCAACATCCAAGCCCACATCTTGCACTTGCCCTTTATTAATATTAGTAAGAAGCGATTCGTAAGTACCTTTTAGTTGATTTTGAATTTTGACGCGATCGGCTGCCACGATTTGAGAGGAGACCGCAGTAAAATTAACCTGTTTCGGCACTGTTGGGCGATTCACAGGGTTGGGAATTGTTCGAGGTGTATTTGCGTAGCTCACGATTTGCTGAGCATTCCATTCAGGATTAGCTGTTTTTATTGATTGAATAAATTGCTGTTTGTTCATACCGCACCTAATGCAGAGACTAAATTGTTGACGCGAAATTCAAGCTTAAGTAAATCAATAGAAGACCCAATAGAGTAAAAAACAATACGTGGCGAACTATATCTAATTATTGAGGCTCCATAACTCAAAGCAAATACAGTGATAGGAATGGCTACAGCAGTGTCCGAACTTCGCGTAATTGTACTGCTTGCCCTTGCAATTCGCCCTACAAAATCAACACCATTATTTCTAGAGCCTCCGATAAATCCACCTGTGTTTGCTCCTATAGCAGGATTCTCACCATATCGCATAAAAACGTTTATACCCCCTCCGACATCTAGATGAATAATTCTGCCAGAATAAAAACTAACGTCTTTCGACGCACCAATATAACTATAAACTCCCGCTGACTGAGAGCTAGGCTGGCTTACATAAGCAGATATGTGACAATCATTTAAAGGATCAGCATTGTCATTTCTATTAGTATTTAGGTATTTGGTACTACCATCGCCTAGTAAACCTGTCTTGCGATTATAGTCACTGGCAACAAAATTAACATTGCTTGGCGCAACACCTTTAAGAGGAATCAATGCCCCTGCTAAAGTTCGCGCTCCTGCAAGGATACAGCTAGAGGCGATCGCATTCCAATTTCCATCTTGCTTACAGCCAACAATAAACTCATTAACGCCGATACGAACATTGCGCTCTAATGGTTGCCCATCAGTCAATTCAACAGCATTGATATATGCTTGGGTATCAGGATCTAAAGCGCCCGAAAGAATGATCTGTTGAGTACTCCTTTTCATTTAAGCCTCGATCGCCATTACTCTAATCGTTGCTGTTTCTGGATTAGCTGTAGGGACCCATGCGCCCTCCGTAACCAAATAGCCAAACAAAGACGTACCTAAAAGTTTGAATTGCTGGTTTATGTTCATGCGAGAAAGGACTAGCGAGCCACCTCCGTTTGCGAGGGCTGGAGTACCCAACGAAATGCCTTGAGGGGTAAGAATTGAAGCGCGATCGCCTGACGGAACAGAGAAGGCATTGTTATCAAGGTAAGCGCTTGGCGGCGTAACGTTGTAAAGAAAAGCTCGCAGATTTCCGATGCCGCTAGGAAGAGCTGTGGTGTTCATTACGAAGTGTATCTCCGTAAGAAAGATGGAGCCAGCATTATTACCAATGTTTTGAAGTTCAAAAGCTCCAAATATCACATCGTTCGCCAAATAAGAAGTGGTAATAGCGTTACCACGAGTGAGCGATGCGGAACTTTGAAAGGCGTTGGACTTTTGAATAACAGTGCCACCACCTCCGCTAGCGGCGATCGCCTGTTGAATTGCGGCTCGACGATTTATCAGTTCCAGATAAAGTTCAAGCTTTTCGTTAACATCTATATTCGTTAGCCGAGCATCCACAACAGCTAATGCTGCTGTCAACGCATCTGATGCTGTTGCGAAACTTGCCATAATGGTCGCACTACTAAATACCGCAACTGTAGCGATCGCGTCTTCGGGAATTTTGAATGCAGTTAATTTAGCGATCGCTTATTATCGGGCAACGTATTCAGATCTGAATCATGACTCAGTGTGGCAAAGGATATATTTCGGCAGGTAAGCGCTGTCTCAAGAAGGAAGGTGACGGCATTAATTATGCTGGACATACCTTTCCTGGTTTTAACAAGCCAGTTAAGTCATGGCGACCAGGCAAGAAGCGAGCCGTACTGGTGAAGAAAGGTGATCGCGTCAAGGTTGTCCACTATGGCGCAACTGGATATCAGAACAACTACAGTGCCGAAGCCAAGAAAAGCTACTTAGCGCGATCGGCGGGAATTAAAAACAAATCAGGGCAATCCACGGCGAATGACGTGTTTAGCCCAAATCATTGGGCAAGGAAAGATCTGTGGTCGAAAAGCCTTCCTGCCAACGGCAGCAATAAATACAAGGTGGATTCTATGGGCATGAATGAGAAGTGTGGATGTTCGGACTGCAAGAAGAAGGGCTTGACCAAGGCGCAATGTGCCTGTGGTGGGCAAGATACTCCGAACTATAAAAAGCCGCTCGCGAAATCTAAACGGGTTGACTCAACTAAGCCCCTCGAATATCAAGCCGCATACCTAGAAATAAAAAGACATTATGCCCGAAATCGATAAGAACTACCTTGCTGGTCTATACCTAGACGAAATTACTCTTGATGTCATGCCGCAAGAGTATATTGATGCGGCTCTTGAGGTTAAGCTTCGCTACGACGCTTGCGCTCCAAGGGCAGGATATGTCTGTGTTCAGGATAGACGTGTTAAAGGTGGCTTTTATTATCGAAAAGCTCCACAAGGACAGGGTGTAAATGCGTTACCCCCTTCTAAGCTAGAACGAGCTTTGGCGCGATCGCAGGAACAGTCTAGACCACGATCTGAGATGGGCTTTTTGAGTAAGGCAGCGATCGGGGCAGGATTGGCTGTTGGTGGATTGGCGCTAACTGGTGCGGTGGTAAATGCTGGGCGATCGAGCGAGCCTTATCAGGAACCTGTTAGGCAAAAGCCAGATCCCGCCAAGACCCATTTCAATGCGACCACTATTGGTGTGGCGGGAGTTGCTGCGTCATCCGTAGGTGCGACAGTTATTGGACTGAGTAAAAAAACAGAGTCCCAAAAGGTCGAGGAGACGATCAAACCTGAAGAGTCGGCGAAGACTGAGGCTCCTAAAACCCCTGAAGAAGTTCAGAAAAAAGAAGGCGCGGATGCGGCTGGGTATGATATCGCAGCAATAAAGGAGATGACCTCATCCCCGATCTCCTCAAGCGCGATCGCCTACGAAAATGCCTTAGCTATAAAATATTCAAAAGAAGGTGGTTTAGCTCAGGGGCGAGAAAAAGCTTCCCTGTATGCGCCCGAAGGTGACGAGAACTTTGTTCGCCTCTCGGATGTCCAGTATTCGGCAGAAAAAAAAGAGCCTACGAAGGCTAGTCGTGCCAAAACTTCGGCAGATCTCCAAAAAACTCATGACAAGCTCAAAGAGTACGGACTAGAAGACTCGATTGAGTTTAGAAAAGCTCGCAGCAAGGCTAGGGGCAAGGAAGGAGCTGAACTTAATACGGCATCTGCTAATCCTTACTCTATAACTAGGGATGGGGTAACGGAGAGTGTAGGGGAAATGAGGTTTACGCGATCGCCAAAGGAAATCCAAAAGGCGATCGCTGAGAAACTTAAAGAACAGGCTACGCGATCGCAGCCACCAGAGAAGTCGGCTAAGCCACCAAAGCCAGAGGTCGAGCCTGTAGACCCCAAAGCCCCCGAATGGCTTAAGGAGAACATCGCCGCCACTGTCAAAACTGTCAGTAAGCCCGATCAAGAAAAGATTGTAGCCCTATCTCAGACGAAGACGGCTAAGCAGGTCGCGCAGGAGATGGGGCTTTATGTGGACGTGGATGGGGCGAAGGTTCTAGATACGGAGAAAGTTCGTGCGGTCAGGAGTTTCTACAACGTTCCAAGTCTTGGTGAGAAAACCACAGTAGAAGCCCCAAAGGCAGTAAGAGAGCAGGCGCAGGGTGTATTGGCGAATGCTATTAGGCGAGGTGCTCCTAATGCTGATGGTTATGTAAATCAGGCAAGCCTACTGAATGACAAGGTATTAAAAGGTCGTCTCGCAGACAACGATCCCGCCACATTAATTGCCGAAGGTGTTGATGAAGGGCGAATTCAGACAAAGAAAGTTGGTAAGAATACCTATGTTCGAGATGTCTCTGCCATCCCTTTCAGCGATCTTGTTGCGGAGGCAGAAAAACTCAAGGGTGTGACAGACTTAAAGGGCGATCGCCGAGTTAAGGATCTCAACGATGCACTTGAGTACAAAGAGCGTAAGGCTACTAGTGACGAGGAGAGAGCTGGCGCGGCTAATCTTCGTGCGGCGATCGCGGGTATTCAAGAGGTTGAGCTTGGGCAGCGTGTGAAGAAGGATAAGCCACCTGTCGTGGACAAGGAGAAAAAGAGTCAGCGAGGACTAGGTGCTGACAAACCCGCCAGCTTGGAAGATGCGGAAAAGCTCGGACTCGTACCAAAGGATACTCCCGCCCCATCAACGTCGGCTATTAGCGATTTGGATGCGGCGACGGCGACAGCAAACCTAGAAGCCGAGAGAGAAAAGACGAAGAAAAGACTTTCAAGGGCTGAAACGGGTGTTCCTACGCGAGATCGGGAAACCTATATATCCCCGAAGAAGCAATTTGAGGCGGACGTAAAAACCCTGAAAACCCAACTTGAAGAGGAGGAAGTTAGCCCTGATAAGCTCAACAAGCGAGTTGAGGAGCTTCGCCAGCAAAAGACAGCGCAGGACGCGCTGAAAGTTGACACTACTCTTTCCCGCTTGGAGGAGGACTACCAACTGGAAATTGGGGCAAAAGAAGATGAGATATCAAGAGCTAGAGACAAGGCTTCTGCTAAGGTCAAGAGAGGTGAACTGGCTCAGATAATTTCTAACAAAAACAAGGCTGTCGAAGCTAGAACCCTTGAGGTATATAGAAGCCTTGGAATCCCAGACCTCGTGGAGGATACCCCAAAAGTAGCACCCAAGAAAGAATCTCCCGCCCCACCACCAACAACCCCACCTGTCACCCCAGAATCAAAAGCGACTTCTGGGGCTAATGTTGCTGCGACCTCTTCAACGGGACAAAAAACTCCTGTGCCGCCCAACAAAGAAGAAAAAGATCCCGTAAAAATCCTATGGTTATAGGTGGGGTTAAGACATACAAAATGACAGACTTAACTTCGGGGTGGAACTCTAAAGAGAATATGGCATCCGTAGAGATAGGTGATCGCGTACTAGGAAGCACATCGGCTTCTGGGGTTTATAAAGGTGGAATCGTAATAGATAAACTTGTTCTTGACAGGAGAAACGGAGAAGCTGTTCGGGAGTTTAGCAAAAAGTATGGAGAGGAGAATACCGTTACAGACGTTCACCACGGAGCTTTCGCTTTTACCCCTGAATACATTAAGGCAGGCAAAAGAGGTGAAATCATACTGGCCAATCAACCCAAGACTGAACCCGCGCCTATCTTGCCAACACCTGAATCTCCCAAGAATTTGAGGGCTGCCCGATCGCCTCGCAACAAACCAGTAAATACTGTCGCCAGTACTGCAAGCCCTACTGCGCCAAGTATTGACTTAAAGACTTTGCAGGCTAATATCGGCAGAATGGAGGCTACCGCCAAAACATTGGAGGACACTCTTTCTCGAATCCAGTCTGGCAAGAACCCCCTACAAAAGTCTCAGCCTGCCTTGAACAATATGGGTATAGACACTGCTAATTTTGGGGCTTTAGATCCCGCAAAACAGATATCGAAACTACAAAAGGCGATCGCCTATCAGCGAGAACAGATCGAGAAAAAGCAGCAAGAAGGTCGTGATTTCGTCGATAGATTACAGAATAACGACGCGATCGCCTCTTCAGAAATCTACCTCGCAACATACTGGGAAACCCGTAACAAATATCGGAGGGCGAGCTAGTGGCAATACCTGAGTACCTGAAGCTGAAACCTGTTGAAGCGATCGCAGCTTTACGCGATCGATTATCCCTCCCCATATCCGATTACAAAGGGTTAGATGCCCGTATCCACGACCACGCCTTTATGGTATCTGGGTTAATGCGGGCTGACCTACTTGAAGCAACCAAATGGCTGATCGACAAATCCCTTGAAGATGGCACATCATTCGAGCAATTTACCCGTAGCTTTAACCGTCGCATTGGCCGCGCAGGATATCAGCCGAGCGGTCAGAAGATTAAGTTGATATTTGATACGAATATCAACAAGTCTTATTGGCAGGGCAGGGAGAAGGTGATGCGGAGTCCTGAGATGTTGGCTAAGCGTCCGTTGTGGTTATTCCGCCACCGCGATAGTCCAAATGAAAGAAAATCTCATCGAGCCTTGCATAACAAAGCTATTCCCGCAGATCACTCTTTCTGGAAAAAATTAGGCGGATTTCCTATTTCGTTCGGGTGCAGGTGTTCTGCATACTCCGTAACCGAGGACTACTGCAAGCGTAACGGCATTGAGATTCTTAGCAACCCGCCAGATGCGAGTACCTTGATTGATAGTCCTAGCTTTAAGCGTGGTACTGACACTAAGACGAGGGCACAGATATTGGAGCAGGGGTTGAAGAGATTGTCGCCAGACTTGCGATCGCAGGTTCAAAAGCAAATCAAGGTGAAGAAATGAGTAGCTACGATCAAGGCAGGATGGACGCATGGGAGAGAATCGACGCGCTTAAGCGGCGACTTGGCTTGCTGGGGTTTTTTAATGAGCAGAAAATCAAGAGATATCCGAAGGGGCATCCCAAGGCGGGACAGTTCATGAACTTACCTGATGAGCCAATGAAGGCGAAAGTTTCAAAAGAGAAGAAGTCTGTCGTAGATATAAGCGAAGAGAAATCAACTGAAATCAACGGGCATCAGTTCTCCCTACAGATCGGCGGATTAGTAGACGGCGATCGCAGTTCCCCCCAAAGAGATTTCCCTGTCATGTTTCTAGCAAACGGTGAAACTACGATGCAAAGCGATGTCGATCCCGTAACAAAGAAAAAAGCGGCTTTCTGGTGGAGAAGACAATCCTTAGATCTCTCCAAGAAACTCCCAGAAGGCACTGTCTTGTCCTGCTTCGTCGAAAATAGAGACGAAGAAGGTGGATATCGCAGCCGATTCTACGAAGCGCTGGGGTTTGGGGCGGAAGAAAAAGGTGCGATGTACTCGATCATAAAGAGGGGAAAACTGAGTCCCGTCTCAAAGGCTGAGGCTGTAAAAGCCCCCAGAAGGTTCCTTGTAGGTAAAGAATCTCTACCCTATGTAGAGGTGAGCAAACTAGGGTCAAAGAATAGGACTCGAAAGATTGAGCTGCTCAACAAAGATATTGAGATATACAATAAAAAAATAGATCAGTTAGCGAAAAAGCCAGAAGACGATAGAGGGTATACGGCTAGGTTTGAGGCAGAAAGAAAAATGGCGGTTTTGCAAAAGTCCCAGCTAGAAGAAGAGGTATCTCGCAACAGAAGAAATTCAGAGCGAATAAAAACAAGATCAAAAGCAAAAGAGTAAACAAAAATATGACCCCGAAACAGAAAGAATTTGTAGCGATCGCTTTCGCCGAGTCCGCAAGCGCAGAGCAATTCGACAAGAAGGTTGAGTTGTTAGGGCTGAGCGGCTATAAATACGAAAAAGAAATAGCCGATCTCATCTACGCGATCGCCACCAACAAACCCGTACCAAAAAGCAATGGCTGACCCAATCATTTCACTTACCTATGACGACAAGGCCATCCAAGAGCAACTCCGAAAGTTGGTCAAAAAAACATCCGACCTCACTCCAGTAATGAATGAGATCGGACAGCAACTTTTATTGAGTACAGACCAGAGATTCGAGAAAGAGGTTGATCCTGACGGAAATCCTTGGAAGGCTAATACATCCTACACAAGGCGGCTAAAGAAAGCTAAGGGGTATATCGACAAAATTCTCCAAGCATCAGGTCGAGGTCGGGCATCCATAAACTATGCGGCAACCAAAGATCGTGTGGTTGTAGGTACTAATGTGGACTACATGCGGAAGCATCAATTAGGACTAGAGGGTTTACCCGTGCGTAAATTTTTGGGCATTTCCAAGGAGGATGAGGTGGAGATCGGGATTATTCTGGATGAATATTTACGCGAGGATTAACACAAAATCGCCACAAAA